CTAATTCATTAAAATGCTCACAGTCTGGATATTCTTCGTTTCTCCAATCAGTCCAATTTTCCATTAGATTCCTACCTCTTTTAACGTGCTTTCCGTCATCAGAATTCCATCAATTGCAATAGCACAACACCCAATAACTTCATCCTTGTTTGTATAGTGGTAAATAGTGTGTCCTAGAGCCGCCAGTTCTTGTTGAACAGATTTATCTTCCATAGGTCTTTCTTCAAACCCTGACAACCCGTTTTCTACTAACCAAGATTTATCTTTCACACACGAATTACAATCAGCTTTTGTATATATAACTACATGCATTAGAGTCCCAACCAACTTTTTCGTGATTTAAATCGTTCTTCAAATTTCCATATAGTATAAGTACAAGTTAATTCTTCTTCTTCCTTAATATCTACTATAGTTTTAAGCATTTTAACCTGTAATCCATTTATTATTTTACCAACTAACATACAATTTGGCTTTTCTGAATGATTATAAAAACCTCCCAACGGAGTTCTAATCCATCCATGAGGGAAAAGAGAAATATCTGTTTCTATATGGGAAATTCCTAAAAGGATTCCTTTAGAAATAACTTCTTTTGCAAACAATCCATACCCTTCAATAGGGGACTTTTTAATTTTTACTTGTCTTGGTAATGGTCTATACATTATTATACCCTCTTTTTGGTGGCTCCGACAGGACTTGAACCTGTATGCTCTTATGAGCGGCAGATTTTAAGTCTGCTGTGTATACCATTCCACCACGGAGCCTAATCCCAATCAATATCATTTATTATATCGTACTTTTCTTTAATTGTCAACTCTTTTTTCGTGGCCCACGACGGATCACACACCTCCATATCTACATATAAAGGGATATTTAAACTATTCTGTTCCATAATATCCTTAATTTTATATGGTACGGTAGTCAAATCATCGTTATGAATTTCACAAATAACCTCATCATGAACCTGTAACAACAATCTACTCTTTGTTTCTTGTAAATAAGAATCAACTTCGATCATTCTCTCACTTAAGATATCAGCCGAAGTTCCTTGTACCAAATAATTAACACCTTTATACCCTAAATTCTGAGGAATCTTATAAATGCGTCCATATTTATTTTTAATTTGTCCCTTAATCGTGACTGCTTGAACTACTTGATCAAAGAATTCTTTCGATCCTTTCAATCCTGCAAAATACTGCTTTTTATACTGCAATGCCTTAGCCGATGTTGTACCTAGTTGTACAGCTAGCTTCTTACTTCCAATTCCATATATCGTTCCAAAAGTAACGGCTTTCGCCATTTGTCTATAAAACTTAAATTGCTCATCATCTTCCTGTACATGAAAAGCCATCTTCGCTGCTTCACCATGAAAATCAGTATCAGACCTATCTAATAAGGCTTTGATTTCATCATTCTGAAAATAGCTTAAAAAGACACGAACTTCCATTTGAGAATAATCAAAGGCTACCAATGAATATCCTTTACGGGGTAAGAAGAGTCTACGTACAGCTATTTGCGTGTCGTCGTCCTCATTATAAGATTCGTCTCCAATAAAACCCCAAGTATCAATAACCTTATCATCTAAAGCTACATTTGTTGCGCCTCCCTTAGAAGCAATTAGAGCATTAATCCTACTCATAACAACCTTACGCTCATCCGCAGTTAAAGTAGTATCACTTAACTTAAAATGATTTCTAGGTATATTTTGAAGATTGGGTTCTCGTGAAGATAAACGTCCAGTTAAGGTTCCCCAATTACAGAATGAGGTATGCATTATATTCTTTTCTACGTAGGGTTCTAGATATGTAGAGTATAGTTTTCCCAAGGCTCTATACTGTCTAACCAATCCTGCCAGAGGATTGTTAATCTGAATTAGTGCAGCCTCTCCCCACGACTGCGCCCCTTTAGGAGTACTTAACGGAGAATAAATACCATTATCATTCATAACTTCACAGAGTTGTTGAGTACTATTAATATTAAACTCTCCAACTAAAGCATGAATTTTGGCTGCTAATATATCTCGTCTACTCGCAATTTTAGTTTGTGCTGCTTTCGCATACTCATTATCTATTCTAATACCTTGCTGCTCCATTGTATAAAGAACCTTAGTTAAAGCGCACTCCAATTTAAAAACTTCGTCCTGTTTAGATTGCTTAATCATCTCAAGACGATCTAGATAAAGGCGGGTTGTCCACGCAACATCCTGCTCACAGTATGGCCCTAGAATCGACGGAGGGGCTTCTGAAAAATCTTTGTGCCACTTATTACTCCGCAAATACTTCTTTGTCTCTAAATCATAAGCTGCAGCCTCTGATCCATAACTACGAGCAATAGTTTTTGCCAAGCCCATGTCATTTTCATCAGAGGGTTCTGTAAGACGTACCATTACAATAACATCAATGAGTTCTTTATCTTCTATTAACAAACCTTCTGTTGCAAGAAAATGCAGATCGAATTTTAGATTATAACCAATTAAGGTTTTACGAGTATTTACTAGCGTAATTAAATCTTTCTGCATATGAATGGGTAGGTTTGTAACACCTTCTTGATGTCGGAAGGGGAAGTAGTGTACTTCCCCCTCCAACGTTCCTATTCCTACCCCACAAATTTGATTCATATTAAATGGGTCTAATCCATTTGTTTCAACATCAATTGTCCATATATCAGTTTGCGCTAGTCTCTCTCCTATTTCCTTGTATGTCTGTTCTGTTACCAGCATTAATTCTCCCTGTTACTTTTAAGTCTATTCCCGCTGTTCTTAGCATACTCGTAATCTCTGGATGAGCATACCACTCTATTGCTACTACTCTTTTAATATTACTATTACAAATCATCTTTGTACAGGACATACAAGGACACACCGTAAGATAGGCCGTTAATATGTCTTGAGACGTTAGGTGTAGGAAGGCGTTCACTTCTGCATGTACTGCCAAACAATCCTCTAATGCTGTCCCTGAGGGGGCTAATGCCCCCTTACAAGGCAATTCATCTATGCAGTGATCAAACTTCGATGGAACACCATTATATCCTACACTAACAATATGATTTTTAGAATCAACTAGAACACATCCCACCTTCCTCCTAGCACAGGTAGCCCTAGAAGAAGCTAACTGTGCTATTTGGAGGAAGTAAGTGTCCCAGTCAGGTCTAGAACAAGTCGGGTTTAGTGTCACTAGAACCCCCATCTAAAGAGACTGTCCCATTAGGTGACACTGGATTTCCATATCGCTCCAAGAAATACCCCTTAATAGAAGGTAGATCATCTATGGCGGTTAACTGATCATCCGGAATCTCTGATGCTCTTGCAGTTGCGGCTATCGTATATGATGTGTCATACATTCCTGTACCTGTACGCTTCACACGTAACACACCTTTATCTAAGCCACCCCAATCATTATAAACATCCACAAGCTGATTCCAGATATAATCACTTCGACCAAAAGTCAAAGCTATAATCCTAAAATCGTTTACGTTTTCCTTAAAAACCTTGCGTCCACCGGGGCCAGCAAGCTCTTCCCATGAGTCATTCCTCTTCTCAGGATGTACAATCTCATGAACATAGGCCCAAAATGCAAACTTATGTGAAGGTCTAATATTAGAGGGAACATCTGTATTGTCTACAGCATCGTCTACAAAACGATTAGTCCACCTATTATCCGAATTCTTAAACGTATACATATAAATCTCATCAAGCTTTGTATCATCCTCATTACCTGTTGCTACAGGAGAGAGAAAAGCCTGATCACCATCCTTGAACCACACCTCTTGATTAGTTGATCTCTCAACTGGATTCCTAATTGATTCCCTTTTCTGGGCTATTCTACTTATACCACTCATATTTCTTTCCTCCTTTATTATTTTTACCAAAAAGTTCTGTTATTTATTACTTCTTCTAAGACGTTCATATCTCTAATGTCTTGTACGTCCTTGAATCCTTTTGGTAGTTGAACATAGCTTACCACAAAACTTTTAGAAATGCAAGCCATCGCTCGATCAGTTCCAAGATGTCCTGCTTCATCATTATCCAAACATAGAACAAGCTCGTCTGTTGGTAATTTAATTAAAGCTTCTTGTTGACTTGATGAAAGCATTGATCCCAAAATACTTACCGAATTATACCCACATTGATTTAACCACATTGTATCTAATGATCCTTCTGTAATACAAATAAATGGGGACTTTTGAATCATGTATTCGCCAAATAACACCCACGATTTCTTTAATCCCTTTGAATATAGATACTTAGGGTCTCGATTATACTGTCTGGTTATCCACCCAACTAATCTTGAATCTTTATCTTTAACAGGAATTATAAGATTCTTGTCATTATCTGTACCACATCCCCACTGTTTTAAGGTTTCTTTAGTAAATCCTCTATCAAATATCCACCATGGAACTCTTCCTGTAATAAATGGGAAAGCTACTTCAGGTAAATGTCCGTTCTTTGAAGGAGCTACAGCATCAAACATATTGATATCTAAGAACAATTCCTTATCATCCAGATATTTATCTACAGCTTTTTGATCTAATCCCAAAATTCGTTGCACCAAAGTGCGTAAACTACCCTGTCCACACCCCTTAAAACATATCCATTTACCTTCATCCGTATTAATTGAGCAAGAATTATGTTTATCATCATGAAAAGGACACTGTATAATTATTTGTGCCCTATCTATGGGAATATCCATTCCAATATCAAGCAATACATTTGCCCAATCAACACTCATTATCTATCTTTCTTATCTTTACGTAGAAACAAAACGATCTCGTTTCGATATCCCGTTGAATCCCACACAAAACCGTCTTGAATATTGCCTACAGTAACATCTATCGGCACTGTCTTAGTCCCTTTACTGCTGATCGTCTTCACAACTACACCTGTTTTTGGTGTAAAAATATCTAATAGTCCCATAACTATACCTCCTTTCTATTAAAACTCTTGCTCTTCATAAGGAATCTCTGCTATATCTCCCTGATTTACATTCCATCTAAGCATAGTCGCATTCATATCTAATTGTCCATCTCGATATTTTTGATATTGAATAACTCGTTTAGTAGGTTCACCCTCTACCATAGCCATTGCCATAGCTACATCTGAGGCTCGTATTAAAGCATCACCAAAAGCTACTTGATCTGGCCTTGGAGGTACAAACATATTGGCTCCTGCATCTCGTGTAGCTTGTGTAGATACAAAAATAGGAGTATTTGTCGAAAGACACAGATTTTTCATACCATAAAATACTGCGTGAGACTGTTCCCACATAGCTTTTCTATTACTAATTCCCGTACTCACTAAATAAATACCGTCTAAAACCACAAATTCGGGGTTATGTTTTCTTATAAGACTAGCAATATGATCAATTGTAATACCTGTAGCCCCTTCAATATGATCACAAACCAAAAGTTGGTTCTCCTCTAATGCCTGTAAGAACGTTCGATACTCCTCTTCATTTAAATCATCCCCATTTCTAATGGCCCGATGTGATAAATCATACCCCATCATTTTTGCCAATACAACATCCGTTCTCATACTAATGGCTTCAGTAGGCATTTCTGTTGAAATAAGAAGTGTGCGTCTACCCTGTACAACCGCTGTTGCAGCCGCATGGATACACACCCATGTTTTACCTACCGTAGGTCTAGCATATAGAGAGATTAATTCTCCCGGCATCCAACCAACACCAGTCTGATTAATTGTAGGGAATGATGTAGGGATTCCAATCATCCCACCATTCTGTTGTCGTAACTCTTTTCGGGTTTTCCACGAAGCTAGTCTATTTTCAGGCTTCTTATTATATTGGGTAACATCTTCATCATAGACAATTTCAATATCACTTAATGAATTCATGATTTTAGAAAGAGCTTGTTTAGGTTCTACGCCAATTAATTCTTTATTGGCTTGAAATGCCCCAACTATTTGTCTATATAGAATCTGTTTCTGAAAAACATCCAAAGCATAATCC